TTTTCATATAATTTTCAGAAGGTTCATAGTCCCATTTTTTACCGTGATGCCCTCTTAAATCTGCATACCACATTCTTAGTCTTACTATCCATTTTCTTACAGGTCTAGGCATCTTTCTTCTTCTTACCGCATTTACATCTTGGTCCAGCAAGTTTCTTTGCAATGTATTCACAGAAATTGTCGATGACTTCACAGGCTTTTATAATATATTTATCAATCATTGTATTATCTAATAGGGCCTCCAAATAAAGCTAGTAAAGTTATTAATATTATTAAAATTGTTGTGAATCTGTAATCCATCCTGCAAATCTCCATTCATATTAGTTACAATTCTCTTTACTTAAGTCTACGGGTATTTCTTTGGTAAACCAAATCCAAGATTCAATTTTAGTTCCATCTTGTGTGTATGTACATTTTGGTCCTACTGCAACACAAGAAGTGAATGCAAGTAGTGATAGTATTAATAATAATTTATTTATTGACATGATAAACACTCCTCTCCAGCATTTTTAGGATCATCGCACTTACAAGTATCGCAAGTACAGACCCCATATATATCAGTATGAAGTTCTTCTAAACAGTGACAGGGATGATTACATTTATCGCAAGTATTTGTTTTCTTTTCCATAGGGCATAAAATCCTTTACTAAAAAAGTATGGCCCCAAATATAAAGCCAACGGCCGCGCTAATAATGCACAGGCTATGGTCTAACCAAAATTTTTGTACTTTAAGTTTAATTTCATTAATCATTAATGTCTCCCCAGTTTGTACCAAATTCGTAATCTACTTTATTTGGTACCTCCAGTTTAACAGCATTTTCCATAATCTCAATAACTTTTTTAGCTTGAGAATCGTTCTCTATGGATACACATAACTCATCATGTATTTGAATATGTGGTATAATACCTTCTTTATACAGGTCCAACATAGATTTCTTAGTCATATCCGCCGCACTTCCTTGAATTAATTTATTTAAAGCTTTGTAAGTATAAGCTCTTTTAATACCGGGCCCATGTTCCTGGAGCGCATCTTCGTGAGTCATAGCTTTATGCATACCAAAACTATTTGGTTCCCATAGATGAAACCTGCATAGTCTTCCAAGAAGAGTTCTAATTTGTCCCCTGTCCTGTGCTCTGTTGGAAGCTTTCTCCATCAGTTGTTTAACGAAGGGTACTTTTGCATGGTAAGTATTAAATAAGTCAGTAGCTTTTTCTTTTGATACACCCAACTCTGCTTGAAGTTTAGCTTTACCCATACCATAAAACAATCCTAAGTTAATTGTCTTAGCTTGTGTTCTAGGTATCTCGGCCATGTCAGCTACAGTTTTGTGAAAGTCTGACCCTGCATCATCATTGTAAGCATCAACAACATCATACACTGAAGGTAGTTTATATAAAGCTGCGTAGTGAACAACCAATCTTGGTTCTTGTTGTGAGTAATCAAAACAACCCCACTTACAACCTTCTTCTGGAATAAATAATGCTCTAATCTTTGGACCCAAATCTTTATTTCGTGCCGGAATCTGTTGCAGGTTAGGATTCTGATAAGAGAATCTTCCTGTTACAGTACCACCAGCAGCATTTCTGAGCTGATTAATCTCTGCATGGATTCTACCCTTATGTTCATAACGTAGAATAGAATCTATAAAAGTAGTGTGAGCTTTATTAACTTCTCTTGCTTTGGCAATTAAATTAACAACAGGATGGCTATGTTCCTGTAAAAAGTTTTTGGTAAAACTTGGTGCATCTGTTTTTTCTGTTCTTTCAAATGGTATCTTTAAATTCTCAAAGACTTGTGCTATACTGCTTGCGGCCCAAATCTGAGGTCTAATATTAGTTTCCTTTTCTATTGCCGTTAGTATATCCTGTTCTTCTTTTATTAAAGTTTTCTTAAGTTTTTGTGCACTCTCAACATCTACTCGTACACCTTTGAATCTCATGTCAACTAGACATGGAAATAAATCTGTCTCTAATTCCATAATTGATTGTAAATCTTGTGATATAATTTCTTTCTTCATCTCTTGCCATAAAGCAAACGTAGCTTCTGCATCACGTTCAGCATAAGCACCAACATTAAGTGATGGTAGTCTATACATTTCAGACTTAGGGTCTATTCCCCATTCAGCTGCTGCCTCACTAAGTCCTGTTTCGTTCTTACCATAACCATTATATTTCCATGACAAACTATTAAGATCGTATCTATACCTATTTTCATCAGTCACAGCTGCGGCTATCATTGTGTCTACAATCATGCCGTTGATTTTTAAACCCATGGCCCGGATCCAACATACATCGTACATTGCATTGTGAAATATTTTTGTAGCGGTTGTGTTTAAAATATCTTGAAACCATTCTAAAACTTTCTTCTTCTCCATGTTGCCACCACCGTGATGGCCTATTGGAAAGTATCCTTTGTAATTAGATGTCGCTACAGCTATCCCTATTACTTCTCCATTACCAATAATGGCTCCAGATCCTTTTTTAATTAGGTCGGGATCTCTTGTTTCTAAATCAATTGCAATTTCATCAACCTGTCTTAGGTCAGGAAATTCTGCGGGTATTACCCATTCTGTTTGAGCACTAAATGTAGGTATCTTCATAATGTTAGGTAGCAAAGGATCAATAGGCATGTGAATAGCCCCATGTAAAATGGTATATGATTATTTGGTTCCATAGTCCCTTTCAATTATCATTTCTATAAAGTGTATTGCTTTTTCTAAGTCTTGTTTTTTTCCTTTCAATCTGTGTCTCAAGATATATTTTATAACGCAGCCTTCTGGATAAAGCAACTCATTTTCAATTACAAATTTACTTGGTTGAATTTTAAATTTCTGATAATGTGATCCACCAATTTGTTTATCGTAGGCCTTAGATGTCATAACCTTTATCCTCCTTTTTTGCAGCCAATATATATAAGTTTTGTTTTGTACGAGTAACACCTACGTACCAAACTCTTTGCTCTTCATCGTACTTGTCTTGGTTTTTCTCAATAGCCTCTCTTATCTTTTTAGTGTTATCTAAAATAATTAAAACATTGGTAGCTTCACCACCTTTCGCTGCGTGTATAGTTGACAGCTTTATTCTAGCTTCTTTAGTTAAGTCTTCTTCATTACGTAACATTTCTCTTATGTATAAGCATTCTTCAGGGTCAGCCTTAAATGCTTCGTACCAATTATCTGTAAAACTAAAACCAAATTCTTTTAAATCATACATACGTTCTTCTTTTAATTCTTTATCCAGTTCTAGAAATTCAAATAAATCTTTACATTCTGATAACGATAGTAGATCGCCATTAGTCCAACGTGTGTAGTTTCTTATTGACTTGTACAGCCGGGTCCTGTAACTTTTCCTATCTTTTATTTCAAAATACAGTCCTCTTTCTTTTAACTGAGGCACTAAATTCTTAAGTCTATAGTTTGTTCTTCCGAGTATTAACCAGTCTCCGGAATGTAAAGGAACGTCTTCTATTGAAGTTATATACTCCACATAACCTTGTTCGGGCCTGGCTGACCATTCTTTTTTAATTCTTCTGTCATCAGGTATTCGATTTAAAATACAACTAGCTATGTCCTGTACCTTTTCTGGAATCCTGTATGATTGTGGCAAAATAATGTCTTTTGCAGGTTCATCTTGAAATCGTTTAACATCTGCACCAGCCCAGCCATAAATTGCTTGATCATCATCGCCAGCTAAGATAATATGTTTAGAGTTTTTCTTCAGTATATCATACATTTTCCATTGTATTGGGGACAAATCCTGGGCCTCATCAATAAAAACCACGTCATATTTCGGACACAATTCAGCCACATTAAATTTTTCAATCATATCGGTGAAATCCACCAGACTATAAGCCTGTTTGTAATTATCTACTTCGTCTTTTAAAATTTTTAATTGGTGTTTGTTTATCTCCTCTGAATACATGTCTGTATTATATTCTTCTTCTATTGTATTTTCCTTGATCCTGGCTGCATTAATAATGTTAAAGTACTCACTATCTGAATCTACGAATCCGGTTTTGTCTTCCCCGTTAGAATGTATTGTAACTTCTATTCCTAATTTTCTACCAATGTCTTCGTAGTGTTCGTCCTGCATGACTTCACTTTTTTTCATACCGAGTTCAGTGAAAGCTAGAGAATGTAAAGTTCTAAAATATTTTAAATCTTTTTGAGAGTATTTAGGAAATGCTAGAAGCATTCTATCAATAGCTTCTTCTGCTGCCTTTTTTGTGAAAGCAAAGTAACCAATCTTATCAATGGGTGTACCAAACTTAACTAAAGTCTTTACATAGTTAATTAGTCTAGTTGTTTTCCCTGTTCCCGGAGGCCCATATATTTTTCTGGTGCTCACTACATTATTTCCGTGTTATGTTTTACTAGAGTGTGGTTAATTTTTATGTCCTCAAATTCTTTAATATCAATCATTACAATGTTTTTTGTGGGAGTATTGTATTTACCTTTTTCTTTGGTAGGAAATCGTTTTTGTTCTAGGAATTGTATGTCACATTTTTTATAGTTTGTTTTCATCATGACTCCAGTTTTGTCTTCAGAGTGTTTCCAGTTTTTAGATTTTAGTTTGTCATAAAATTTTTCGAATCTAAAATAGGCATAACCTTCTTCAATCAATACAGTTCCGGATTTAAAACTTGAATCATTCATAGCTTTAGGTCCATTAATTTTTGCATGCAATACATCATGTAATTTTTCTCTAGGTGAAGTCCCTATAGGAGGACTTACTACTGTTTGTGTCTCAAAAAGAGCTTCTAAAACTGTTTGGTCTTCGGGTCCTTTTATTATTGGGGGTGGAAAACCTGCTGCTCTTGCTATGGAATTTCTACGCCTACGCTGGTCTGTAACATGTTCAATTGTTTTACAATATACTGTTGCTTTTCCTATGCCGTCTGGTTTTGTTACATCAAATTCATATTCTGGATCTGGTTCAATATCTATTTTTCTTAGATTAGTTAATACAGGATAAGATCCTTTAGACCCTGCAAGTATACCAAATTTCTTTTTAACACATATTCCTTTTTTACAATGTTCACTAAGAGGGCTTTGAGTACACGTATAACCTTTTTCAGATTTAGACCATGACCTAACTTTAGCGTTCAAAGTCTGCTTGTCCCATGCATTTGCATGTGTGGGTTCAAAATATTTTACTGGTGCATTCATGACTTTTTGTTGCCAGCTATCTCCGTACTTCATCTTCACAAACACATGATAATTATACATAAATCTGTCCTTGCCATCAAAGCCCGGATTCTTCATAATCTTGCTAAGATGAGCTAGACATGGAGGGCCCTCGTCAAATTCTTCATCAACACCCTCTAAATCTTTGTTCTCTATACTTTCTGTGATGTTTTTTAAATCTTCTACGTTAATCATATTAGCTTCTGCCACTTGAATAAA